TTTGAATTTTTCCGTCGCTGGACATTGCAATACAATTCCAGGAACTTGTGTCTTTGGCTGTCCATGTTTTCCCATATGTATGCGACACATACATCACAGCTGACCCGAAATTACCTCTTCCGACAGCTGTCTGGTGTCGCCCGTCAGAAGACATTGCAATTCTATATCCCTGATCAAACCCGCCGGCACCTACTACCCAAGTAACCCCGTAATCATAAGAACTAATTGCATTTCCAGCTATAGATGTTTGTATTCTGCCGTCGCTTGACATGGCTATGGCATAAGATGCATAAGGTCCGTTTGTCCAAGTTTTTCCGTAATCATTGGAAATTCTATTACAACCGCTGCTGGTATCGCTTGCCGTTCTGTACCGACTATTGCTACTAGTCGCAATATCTATACAATTAACACCTGTTAATAAAGTATTAAATGTTAAACTGTTGGTGGCGGTATTCCAGGTGGAATCCCATAAATTTTCCGTTACTTCCACGCCGCCAAAATATAGACCATTATTTAATTGTTCGATAGAAATATTATCGGTTGATAATGTACAATAGTTAGTGTTATCATATGTTGATTTATAAACATATGCACATGTTTCATCATCTTGAACTATGGAGTTTTGTAATGAATAAGTATTGGAGAATTTTGTCAAATGTGGTGTAGTTCCCGTAGAGGTCATACCTCCAAGACCTGTCATACCCTGAATTCCCGTTTGTCCGACTCCCGTCACTCCCCGAATGCCTGTACCACCTTGGATTCCGAATCCCGTCACACCCTGAATTCCTGTCAGACCCCGAATCCCTGTCACACCTTGAATGCCTGTATCACCTTGAATTCCGAATCCTGTCACACCCTGAATACCTGTCTCCCCGCAAAAACCTGTTACGCCTTGAATACCCGTCGATCCAAGAGCCAAACCTGTAAATCCTTGAATTCCTGTATCTCCCTGAATTCCTGTTTGTCCGACTCCAGTCACACCCTGAATACCAGTATCTCCCTGAATTCCAAACCCGGTCACACCCTGAATTCCCGTCTGTCCGACTCCAGTCACTCCCTGCAGCCCAGTCCCACCACCAAAAATTCCCGTCACGCCCTGAGCCCCTGACTTTGCCCCCGCAGAAATCATTACCCATTTGTTTATCCCAGTTAACCCCGCAACAAACAGCGCTTCGTCGTCCTCATTCCAAAGTAAAATTGCTGGCTGCGTAAAACCCGGATAATCCGCGTGGTCAATAAAATTCTGGAGTCCAGTCAAACCCTGAATCCCCGTCTGTCCTTCAATCCCTGTCCCACCCTGAACTCCTGTCTCACCTTGAATTCCTGTCGGACCACGAATTCCTGTTTGTCCCTCAATTCCTGTCTGTCCACAGATTCCTGTCTCACCTTGAATTCCAGTCTGTCCAACCCCCGTCACACCAGCAATACCTGTTTCTCCGACGAGGCCTGTCAAGCCCTGTATGCCAGTTTCCCCAAGCGATATTCCTGTCACGCCCTGAATACCCGTCTCACCAACGAGCCCTGTCACACCCTGAATACCTGTCGGTCCTTGAACATTTATTTGTGGATAAATTTCCGTATCGATAATCAGGTTTTCATTCGGGGGGATGGTCCTAACGAACAGTATTGTCTGAGTTATGCCGTCATCCAGCAAAACCGTAAAGGTCTGGGTGACAGAATCTAAATTGCAGAACGATATTGTTTTTACCGCCCGCTTAGTTCCATAAATGGGAACATCGACTATTGTCACTGCCGTAGTGTCAGTCAACACTCCGCAACTGTTTCCTTCGGTAAACGACACCTCGGGTATATGATCGGCATACGATGCCTGCCAGGACGGCGCGGACGTAGATGTGGCGTCGCAATATGCCGTAAGATTCTGTGTTGTTAAAATTATCATGTCAACATCCAACTATACGCTAAATTGTCCGCTTCAATGCCGAGACCCGCCAGCCCTGTCACTCCCTGTTCTCCTTTTGCTCCGGGTTGTCCATCATCACCTTTTGCTCCAGGCTTTCCTGCCGAGCCCTGAATTCCCTGAAGTCCAGTTGCTCCCTGCCCGCCTCCACCAGTTGAATCCCTGATTGCGGCATACTCATCATTCACATATCGTTGCCAGGGATAAGTCAATATTCCATTATCATCAGTCAATACCGTCCTGATCGGAGGGGGAGAAAAAGCCATTTTAATCCTCCGATTCTGTAGTCATTCTCGCATCTATCAAAACCCATCGAACGGGAGCAGTACACTCGATGCGGAATACCCGATCTCGGGATTTCCCAAGACGGTTCCACGATGCCGTACATGTCCGCTCTCCGATTTTCCCCGCGGTAGACCAATGTTCTCCGCTATATGTGTAACCTCCATCATTGCTCCAACTGAGCATAATTTGCGGATCGGATTTATAGTCGTACGATGTCGTATCGCTGGTTGTCGGAAGTAAACCAATGCCACGCTCAAAATCCAGCTCAAATTGACGGAAAAACAGTCTTTTTCGGTCCTGATGGATGTGGGGTGCCGTCCGTATACGCCGTATTGTCGCTCCTATGTCCGTATATGTGTCTAAACCATATTCGTAAATATTATTGTTGGCATAATCACCAACCATCACCTTGTTGTTCCATAAAACCGCACAAATTGCTCTATGGCGATTGTTATTTCCTGTCAACTTGTCAAAACTCGCTCTTTCATGCCACATTTGGGTTGTCAAATCGTAAACCAATGTCTTGTTTCCGGAAATAAAGTTGAAAACAACGAAATTATGTCCTTCCTGATTATATGAATAACATATGCAATCCGATATGTCGTCAATTTTATTGATGATATACTCAATCGCGTGATTGCTGATGCGATCAGGCAAATAACCGCTTGCCTGCCATATGGTTCCCGTCCCCGAAACATTTGATCCAAGCCAAATAACCTGATTCTGCATCGTTGCCACGGAATATTTCCCCGAAACTCCCGTATTTATGTGCCCCGAATTGACTTTTGCAAACGGCTCCTCCGCGCTGGGTGTGCTAAACCAGACTTCCGTGCTGTTCGATCCAAAAATCCATAACTCGTTGTTGATCGTTTTTATGGCCTGCACGGGATCGGGACTTCCCTCCGTAACAAAATTTCTTCCGCCGATATCCCAGGAAAGGCCGTCGTACAGACCTGAGTAAATCACTGTTCCCGTGTCGTTGACATTCTGCAAAAACCGTCCGTTGATGGAAACTATGCTTGTACCGCCTGTATAGTTTCCTGTTATCTGCACAAAAACATTTGTATCGGTTCTAAAAATGTATCCGTAAATTCCGTCGACCAACATCACTTGCGACCCACCCATGCCGACTGCGGTATTTTGTATTTCCGCAAACTCGACACGACCTTCGTGCGTATTCAGCGTTCCGCGATTCGTTGCCGACTTGTTTTCATTTATCTCCCACAGTGTGTTACCGATGACAGTCAGCAGTCTCTGTCGTGCGGTCACAAACTCTCCGCGATTTCCGCCGCTGCCCGCAGAAGTAAACAATTTCAATCCAGGAGTCCCAATTAGAGCAATAACATTTTTGGCTTCCAGAGAAGACGAAACCTCGGGATAGAAATTGACACACGACTGTGAGTCAATAGCAGTTGATCTGCCCTCAAAAGTAGGACCAATAATGGAACATTTCATCGAGAATTTTTTACCTGTTCGTTACTATGTTGTATCGACCGGATGGCACCAAATCTCTGTCAAGATCTAGTATCAACATCTCTTTGTTGACACGCTTGAGATTCGCTTTTGTCTCTTCTGCCTTTGCAGCTATGGTCTGCAATACTCCGGATGACACCCCATACTCAGGACTTAATTCGACTGCGAGGTTGTACGCGATTGCTGCATCATAGCCAGGCGGAAGACCAACTGCATCACTGACTGAGTTGAATTTGTCAAACTGCATTGTCTGGCTCAATCCGATCTTCAACGCTGAAGACGGGACTGGATACATTTTTATTGTAGCAAGAGGAAAATTTCTGTCCCACGACCAAAAAACGGGAATAGAGGATTGGGTTGATTTCTGGTTGATCTGCTGAAACTGGTCATTCGTGTAATATTCGAGAGGTGTATCAGAATTGACACCCGATACTGTCTCTCTGATAAACATCGACGACTTCTCAAAAATTATCGGACGATCGGTATTCCAATTCGCATCTGGGCTCGGACCGATAGTGTATTCGCTCTGTCCAGGAACAATATCAAATAATTCATTTACTACTTTGTAAACCGTCAGCTTTTCCAAACTCCACTGTGCCAACATGAAATTGGCAACCTGCAGTGCGTCCTTGGATTCCTCGGATCCCAAAGGCTCCCCAGCTTCTTTTACTCCCAACATCCGTAAAGCACGGGATATCAGATGTCCAATAGTAGTTGTGCAGATCGATGACATTTTTTCTCCTTGATAAAAGAAAAGGGAGGAGGATTTCCTCCCTCTTCCTTTTTACTTCAATTAACCATACATCCTGGTGCACCACTCCGGCCGAACCATTTTAACACCGAACAGAATATCGATTCTGCACGGGTTTTTATTGGTTGCGATCGTGTAGTCCTTGACGATACGCAGAGAAATTCCATCCATGTTGTTGCGAGAGCGAAACTTAACTTCAGGAAGCTCAATGTCTGCTGTTGCAAGTGTGATGGCGCTGCGCGAGAAGCACAGGTTCTGCGGATACACACCACCGCCCACGCCCAGGAAAACAACGGACGCGTTGTTGGCAGGACTGTTGGTTACCGTCTTGTACGCTCCACTGGTTACAATCGACGGAGCGATTGGCAGGGCCGCAATGGTTCCTCCACCGCTGGCTGTCGTATCGGCAGTGACGGAAAAATGCTGCAGATGCCCGAGATTCTGCCCGGACACTGGGTTGGCTCCATAGACTCCAGCGAGCTGAAAAACATCTCCTGCTTTTAAAACAGCAAGAGCAGCCAGCTTGTCAATTTTAATTGTCGAACCACTCTGGTCGGGACCGTTAACCAGCACACATGGAGACGAAGATGTTGCATCTACGGCACCATTCGTGTGGCTGTTGATGCAGTTCGATTCACGCCATTCAAAACCCCACGACTTTGCAAGCACGCCAGTCTCAAACTGGGAGGTGATTGCCGCGGGAGCATTGTACAGAGTGGAGAAAGCACCAATGAGTGTTGCCCGTGCATCGGGATTGACAACGGCCATTCTGTTCTGGTCGTTCAACGCACAATACTTTGTCAACATCGAACCTGCCTGGTTACACACTGCAGTCGTTGCAGGAGAAACTCCAGGAGTTCCGACGCTGTTATATGCGTTGACATACGTACTCGCGAGTTTTCTGTCCACAGCATCGATCAGCGTAGACACTGCGGGCGCGATGTAGTTTTTAGAAAAATTCTGGATACTTTGAGTAAGCTCATTGGATCCAAAATTCATTCCGACGTGCATGGCAGTCGAAACTGTCAAGGTTACTGCCGTATCAACGGAATCCTGTTCGACCATCGTTTCGCCTTCGGTGGCGACATAACGGGCAGGAAAACGGATACGAAGACTTGGCCCGATTGGACCCGCGATGGATGCTCCACCTGCGGCAAACTGGGCGTCGTACTGACGATCAACCGAAGGAATCATACCCTGAGCATTTTTCATAATGGTCAGAGCTTCCTTCAGGATGATGTCAGAAGTTAAATTAGTATTGCTTGCTGTTGGCATAGTAATAATTTCCTTTTGTTAAAGTTATTTTTTTCGTTTGTCCTCCATCCTCCACGCATAATATTCTTCTGGCGTCATTTTGTTAGGATCACGGGATGATTTCCCGGATGACGCTTTCGGAGCCATGACAGGAGACGGAGCTTTTGAAACCAAAACCTTCTTGGTCTGTTTCGGTTCACTTTCGAGAATCGACTCCAACCGACCTATTTCCAAGGCAACTCTGGTTGGGGACATCTGCATCACCCGCCTAGCTTCATCGGGGTTACTTGACAAATAATACCATATATCTCCACCCAGATCAGACTCCTGCAACGCTGTTGTCAGCGCAGGGTATAGATTTTCTGGGATTTTGATATCTAAAGCTTCTTCCAATACTTCATCATAATCAGGATATTTTTCTCTCGTCACCGCAAGTTTTTTATCCCAGGCCTCTTTTGCCTGTGTTTGTTGTGTCTCCTGCTGTTGCTGATAAAATTCCTGCCTGACCTGTTTCGTAATTCCCAGCTTGCTCCATTCCATCCAAGCCTTCAAATAACCAGCATCGTCCGCGTACTGATCTCTGGCAGGTTCGTCGGATTCCTGCACTGGTTGTTGCTGCGGCTGGAGTTGCTGATACATCTGCTGTTGTATCATTGCCTCTGCCCGCTCAGCTCTCTGCTTATAGTCGTCCTTACGCCGCTGCAGTCTTTTCCAGGCTGCATCCTGGTCTCCGCGAGGCCTCTCCTTAGGTATTTCCTCTTCTTCAGCGGTCTCGTCTTTTTCGTCTTTTTCCTCTTTATCAACTTCCTCTATTTCCTCTACTTCTTTTTTCTCTTCAGTCTCTTCTTCAACAGGTTCATTAACACTTACCACTTTCTCAATCTCGACTGTGTTGTCGGTTGACATATAAAGCCTTTCTTAAAACTGTCTCGGCGTTGGTGCCGGTCCCTCGGGCTGGTATTGCCCTGTAATATTTCTGTTTGCAAAATCAATTGCCGTATCAACCGCGTGTCTGGATTGAGCAAATCCCTGTTTTATTTTTTCCTGCTCAAGAGCCAGTTGGGATTTCTTGACTTCGGACGAGGCGCGTATAACCGCGGTGTCGGCCTTTATCTGCTCGGCCTGCAGTTTATCGGCCAACTGTTTCTGTAACGCCTGAATCATCTGACCCATCTGTGCCCGCTGCTGCTGCAGAGTGGCAACTATTGCCATCTGTTTTTCCAGGTCGGCAATTATTTCCCTCAACTGCGGTTCCGTGATATTTTTTCCGAAAGATTCTTTCTCCAACAGATTTGGAGGTATTGTTTTTCTCAACCTATCTGAAAGTTCCTGCGCTCCAGGGAAATCCAGATTACGAACGAGAATGTCACTTGACACCAGACCAATTTGCGGAACGGATTGTATGAGATTAATCAAATTCTGCGCGGCCTCTATTCTGCGAGACTCATAAGACGGACCCACACTAACTATCAGATCGTATCTTCCCGTTTTCAAATCATACAGACGATTGTCATTGTTGAACGTCTTATGCAACTGATTAACCATTACTATTTCGTCTTGCATATCTTCGCCGAGGATTCTGATGGCACGGGGAACATCGTACAGTACAGGTATCATGTCGATAAAAATTTTACCCATTAACTTTACGGCGGCGGTCACGGATTCCACGAAATGATAGGTTACCGTGTCAGATTGACGGGTGCGAGCAATTATGGCCCGCCCGCTCGTTTCGTTGCCTTTTGCTCCAAGACCTGCATCAAACACTCCGGTACAAGCTTTTATGTCGTCGCTTGCTTCCCGTATAGCATTTACAACCGCGCCAGGCACTTGGGGGGGATCTATGCGTTGCGGCATTCCCGCACTTGGGAGTCGGATATCGGGCTTGTATGTTATTTTTGCTAGATGTTTTTTGTTTAAAACCGCCCACTCGTCCTCATGTCCGTCAGTCACACCCTCGGCACACATAAACGGCGATATCGGGGCCAAGGCGATAATCTCAATCTCGGCCGATTTCAAATGATTGTATTTTCGCTGTGGATCCTTCGCAAAACGAATAAGGGAATTATAAATTTTCTTATTGTCAACATTCATCTCCTGCCCCAAAATCGGAACCACCGGAATATATCGCGACGGAATTTCGTTTCTTTCAAGAATGGAAAACTGTGTAATAAGATAACGCATGACTTTACGTTTGGTAGATTCTCTATCGTCTACTACCGTTATGTCTGGATACAAAATAGAATCAGGCACTTCCTCTACCACTTCACCATTGGATAGCTTGTAGAGAGTTACTGGTGTTTCTTCGACGCGGAAATATTCTGCGATCCAAACAGCATTTTCCTCTACCCAGTTCCTGTCGCCAGTCCCGCCGTCCCAGTGAGACATGTCAGGCTGATTGGGATACTTGGCCTTGAATTCATCTTTGGATATCACAAATCGGACAAAACAATACGGGGCGTCACTGTAATCCGCCATTTTTATGATGTTGATTGGAAAATAAACGCTTAACGGATTTTCTATTCTTTCAACAATTATCTCCTGGTCAAAAGTTCCCTCAATCCACCGTGTAGAAATGCGAAAAAATCCTTCTCCACAAGCAACCGCATAATATGTGGCGTTATCAACCGCGGGTTTATAATCGATTGTGCGTATCAACCCACTGATGACCTCCGCCGTGGCAGGATCAGTAACCGAATCAATGGGCCTCACTTTAATAGATGGATTGTTTTGCCGTATGTCGTTTGCGACCTGGTTAACGGTGGTAGGCAATTTATTGACGGTAATTGCGGGACGACCATAAAGCGCACGCTCGGCAAGCGCCTCTTGTCTCCACTGATTTTTGTTTTCGTCGTCGCCAGACAAAAACATCAGATCGGACAAAGCGTTGGCCCGAATTTCTTCGGACATTTCCGAACATATTTTGAAACGCTCCCGAGCCTCAACCAATATTTCGGCGTCGGTCTCTTCTGGTTCTGCCTCAGGTTCAAGATTTAATTCATCTGTGACAACAGGAGGGACAGGCGGAGTCCCGAGGTCGGAAATATTTTCGTCCAACTGGAATTCCATTAAAAACTCCTTCATTAGATGCTGCTAACTAACTGCTAACTGAAATATTAACAAGTTATTAAACACTATTTCTTCACATTCAGCCTTTCGGTAACCTTTTTACCTTCACCCTTTTTAACAACAGTCAACGGCAACTTCTTCAACATCAAAAACTTAAACTGTTTGGACTTCGTACCCATCTTAACTTTGCCCTTTTTGATTGTAGCATACGTATCGCCCAGATCGCCCATAGTTTTTCCCATAAAACTCCTTTGTTAAAGTTACAGCGCCATCCAATCTCTTCCGGAAGTACCAAAATCATAATAATCATTCAAAATCTTTTTGTTCGGGTCCTTGTATTTATGGTCTGCAAACCCCGAATAGCAGATCCTGATTGCATCCGAAAAATCCTTAAACCGATCGCTTTCTTTTTCGGAATCCTCCTCGTAGCGGTGGCTGGTAAACGACTGTATCACATTCTGGCAGCTCTCCGACACATACAGACTGGGCTGATTGATTGACGACAAGGCGATTTTCGTGTTGTACTCCATATCCTTTTTTATCACATCACGCCGAGAATCGATTATCGTGCAGGGAGGACTGATAAAATCCAGACCGCCGTTTTCGCGTTTAGCAAACTCCGCCACAATACCCTCGGTTTTTGATGACCAGTTGGCAGCCCCTGTCCCCGCAGCGAAACGGGAATCGATAAAACGACCGTAAATTTTCAGGGATTTACCTGGGTCGCAAAACCTTGATTCTGACTCGGTTGCATAAAACTCCCTGGCCATGTCGGAGTAGGTCCCGCCGTAGTTGACAGATGTGCGGACATCCGCAAAACTACCATTCAGAGTTGCTATTCGAGGCCACTCGGCAAATATCCACTTGTACATCCTTGACTTATCGGGAGACGGTATCAACGCAACCCAGACCGCTGCGGAAAAATGCACCTGATGCGGATCGATTGCCATAAAAACATTTGCCGATTTCAAATCCTCTTTGGAAAATTCCCTGATGTGAACCTTTGGATCAAACTCCCAGACTAGGCCGCCAGCCCCTTTCAAATCACCAAGCCAGATATTCGCCGCAGCCTTGGGACGATACCTAAAATCGTTATCCATCTCCGCCTGCAACTCCGGCGGGAACCACGGATTATCCAGATAGGATACTTTACGAACAAGAGCATTGCTCGGCGGGTCGGTGACAAACCTGCGGTATACAGGATCGTCCGCGTATTTGTCATTGAATTCGATCCAGATTTCAGAGTTTGCGTTGCGAATCGTGGGGAACAAAATCTGGAGACTGTCTTCCGACACAGGCTGGGCCTCGCATAACCACGCAATGTCAACATCATAATAAGATTTTATTTTATCGGTGTTCCGGAAGAGCCCCTCAAAATGAAACTCGGAGCCCGTCGAAATACAACGAATGATATTCCTCTGAATCTCAAATGTGTCCGACAAATGATACTTCTCAATCAGCGTTGACAAAAGACGATGAACCGAATCTGCTATGGAATTCTGGATCTCTCTGCAACACAAAATGTTTATCTTCTTCATCGACGCAAGTATAAGCAAGGCAATAGCATACGACATTGACTTGGCGGATCCACGTCCGCCGTGATAAACCTTGTAACGACATTTCATGGTCAGGAGAGGTTGAAAAGCTTCAGGCAGCTCCATCTGCTCAGCAACGACGACATTTTCCTCGGAAGGAAGAGCAAGCTTTTTAAACTGCGTCGTCTTCCTGGCCGCCTTACGATCGGCAATCAATTTTGTCACGGCACGCTTTTGTTCATCGGTCTGAGCCGACACCGTCAAAAACGACAACGACTCATTGACAGCCTTTTTGGTCAACGGCTTCTCGACAGTTGACAAGTGACCAGATCCCATAGTCATCGTATGTCATCCTCGAAGCACCACGCATACTTCTGCTCACCGTTCCACCAATATTGCACATTGTAAAGCAGCACGCCGCTAAACTCTATCTTGACGACAGTACCCATCAACGGATGCAATTCCTTGATGACAACTGGCTGGTGCAACTCAAATTTTGTAACAATGTTCATTTATTCTCCCCCCAGTACCTGGCCCTTATACTGGCCTTCGCCATAGCCTCACTCGAGCTCGACCCAACCGTTTTTCCTGTGTCCTTTTTAACAACCTTCCACGGCCTTTTTGACCCCTTGACATATCTGATTTCATATGGCATTGGACACCTCCACAACAAGCGGCGTCCTCGATAATCCATAACCCGACAACAACTCCTTATCACCCAACGCAGTAGCTTTTTTACAAAGGTCATCAGACAAACCCCGCCTCTTCAATATGTCATAAACCTCGTTGTTGCTCTTCCGCAAAACTTCTTGCTTGTCAAACTCCTGGGCCTGCATCAACATCACCTGCTGCTGGAACTGCGCCATACCGTATTCCAACTCACGCGTACGGACCGCAGCCTTCGATTCCTCTAACTTGGCAAGAGCAATGTTTGCACAAAATGACGCCAATTCCAGCTCATACTTTACTCCGGATTCAGTCATCAGTTTCTCCTTTGTAAATTATATGGACGTGTATAGACATAGGATTTCGTCAGAACGGATGAAATGCACGTACTCGGGCCACCCAGGCTGACCGAACGGCTCAGCAGGTTGGACTTCGTACTGCGTCTCAACATAGGCAATACGATCACCAACCTTGACACCCGTGACCTGCGGCCCGCATACCAGCACCGTGCCTATGCAATAACCCCTCTCGGTCAAGGACTCCATACGGAGCTTCTTCCAAATGTCAACCAACCACAGACCACCCGCCGACTTCTCCCGCACCTCAGGGGAGACAACTAGAACATTCGTCAGGGTCCTGAGCGGAGAGAAAATAACCAGCACATCCTCCTCGTTGATAAAGAGATATTTGCGCTCGTCAAGACAAACCTCGACGGCGTCGGAATGTTTACCGTACAACGCGTCGTCACCAGGCTGCAGCCCAGCGACCGCTGGACCAATTGCAAAAACCGTGCCTCTCCTTGGCCGCTCGGAATCCGCCAACGTCTCGGGAATAATAATACCACCCGGAGATGCCTTTTGTGGATTGGCAGGAATCAAAACAACCCTGTCACCCAATGGATTGATTTTCACCATATTATGTGCCCTCTGCTAATGTTGCGGTTGAGTCGATTTCGGCCACATCAGCATCAGAAGTGATGGTGGCCGTGGCAGAAATTTCCCTTGTCGTGGGAGAAACAAATTTTATGGTCAGACCTCGCACCGTATGGTCAACACGGCCCGCCACCAGCTCCCTCTGCACAGGACGACCCCATAACCTGTTGCAAAGCAACTCCAGGGCCTGTATCGCAACGCGACCGTCAGCGGAGTGTACGTGTTTGTCAATTACCGCTATGAGATCCTGTTGACGAGTGGAATCGGAATAATAGTCTAGAAGATTGTTTGCAAGTAAATCCCCCTTGCGGGGCTTCATGATCGATTGGGGGCTGCCGTCGCCAACAAGTTTTTGCGGAGGAAATGCCATCTATTTTTACTCCTCGGGGTTTCCCGGTGTGTTAGGCACAGCACTAGAAAAATTATTAACAAAGTATTAAAGCCCTAAAAATAGGGCAAAAACCAAAGACATTGGCACCCCCAAAAAAATTTTTTAGAATTTGAAAAAAAAGAAAATGAGTCATAAAACCGACATGTCCCCTAGGGGGGAGACCCCCCCACCTGCCGAGTCCAGTTGGGACTCCTGGTCCATGGTCTAGGGGGGAGGGTCGAGGTGTTGTGCAGCCCGCAACTTTGGATGGGAGAGAGGGGGTCTTATCAATGCTACTTAAGCGCTTAAATGACGCCATATCTTGGGGGCACCGTTCCAACCCCCCTGGTTGCCTATGGTGGCAATCCGATATCCTTAGCCAAGTCCTTGGTACTCAAGCGCTTAAGGGCGTATAACGCACATTATGTATACCATTTAGCCCCGTAAGTCCTTGGATAATATAGTTTAACAGTTAACTAACAAGTTATCAACACAGGTGGTCTCATAGACCAGTGGCTGCAGGATAGTCCAGGACAGGGTCTGAAAAAGACCAGTGGCTGCAGGATAGTCCAGGACAGGGTCTGAAAAAGAAACTGGATAGCAAGTGGCTGTAGGATAGTCCACAGCCATTTAAGCGCTTAAATTCCATTTCGGGTGGCTGCAGGATAGTCCAGGACGTGGCTGTAGGAAAGTCTACAGCAAGTGTAGCCTCATTTAAGCGCTTAAATTCCGTTTCGGGGTATGCTGAGTACCCCCGAAGCTACTCAGCATGCCCTGACCCCTCGATCTGCCAGCCTCCTGGCTGCCAGGAGGCCAGGAACTGGTGCTGGAGAGCGTAAAGACCAGCTTTCTCCGGACCCATACAGCGTTGGTAGGTTGGCTTTTAGTACGTTTTTGAAATGGGATTGAGCGTTCTTAAAACGTACTAAGGTCCTAACCCTTACATTTCCAATGGCTTCAAAACGGTTTTCCACGTTTAGTATATAAAAGTTAAAAATATATATATTATATAGGGGTATTTATTTAGGGTTATCCTATAGCACCTCTGTATATTTATGGCTTATATATATATGTTTGTTTTTGACGGGTTTTCGTGATATTGTGATACAACAAAACATCTTTCACGTTTTTTACCGTGATTTTGGCCACCGTTCTAAAATTCCCCTATGATAAATTAAACTTATCACGCTTTTAATCTGTTTTGTAAATCTATGCGATGGAGGCTTAAATGATTTCTTATCCTATAGGATAACCAAAATTCATCAGATTTTGGCGTTTACGTAAACTTTTTTATTAACGAGTTATTACAAACTGCGTTTTAAAACCGTTACTTAATTTGTTAAGTAATGTAAGTGATTGATTATATGTTAATAAGCTCGGCAAAAAACGTGAATTTGCTTTACAACAGGCAACTTAGTAGGTTTAGGTAAGTTAGAACAAGCTTTAGAAAGCCGGGAATACCGGCGAGATCGAACCTTAGTTTTACTGTAAAAGAGAAAGAAGTTCTTAGTAATCTATTAATACTTTAATTAATAGATAGGAATAAAAAATTATTTTTTTAGTTTATCTTTTCTTGTAGACTTTATATAATAACATAACAATCAAAAAGGGGAGAAAAGGTAATGCGACCAGTAATGATTCCAAATTTAAAAAGTCGGCCGGGTGATCCGAAAATCACTTATTCAATCAATCTTTACAAAGGCGTCTTGGACGATCTCACCTTAATAGCAACCGCATCGGGGATGCGATTGCCGGACGTTATTCGTCATTGTCTTAATAATTTGATTGATTCACACAAAACCACCGCTCAACAAACACCAAAAACCACTATTTAAAAGGGAGTTTTATGATTATCAAAAAATCAGTTGTTTACAGTCGTCCGACAGGGATCCAGCAGGCTATTATCGTAGATTTTTCAGATCCATTCCAGTATGTTAACGATAAAGGGGAAAGCAAGACAACTTGTGTTGCTGTGTATCAGACTAAGGTTGGTTACAAAAACGAGGCAGGCATTGAAATAAGGCATCTGATCAGCGAATATATTACTCCCAGTTTGCACCCTAAGTCAAAGCTCAGGGCCCGTCTGGAGGGGTTGGTTGGCAGAAAATTGCCTGATCACGAAGTTCCTGACGGTTTTGATACATCTAAGCTGATTGGAAAAAATGTTATGTTGAATCTTATTCAGGATGAGTCCGGTTATTCCAGAGTACAGTCTATTTCAAAACTGGCTGACGGTCTTGATCCTATAACCGCAGTTGCTTATGTGCGTCCTGCGTGGATTACAGAGCAGATAAACAAAAGGCTTGTTGACCCGTCGGCGTCGGTGGTTGAGTCATCTAAAGACAAAGCACCGGACAAAATAGATCTTAATGATGTTCTTTCAAAGATCTAAAACATGAACAGTAAAATTGAAATAACGGTTGATAAATCTCAGCCATTTCAGTTTAACCTGGCCAGATCTCTGGCCAGGGCAGAACCTGTCGCCATATGTCAGTGCCTGCAGACTCTGACCTGGCGACAGGTTTTGTCTACTATATTGTATTTTACTAGTTACTCCTCGACAGATAAAGATACCTGGAGTTTTAACATATCTTTGTTAGCTCAGGTAAATCCAATGGATTTTATCAGGTACTATAAAAGTTTAAATGAGAGATCGAGTTTTGTTATTTCAAACAAACTTAAAAACGCTTTGTCTTATTACCCTATCAAAGTAGACTGCTGGTCGATTCGTCGTAAATCCTTGTGTCGAGGACACAATTGTATGATCCTGGATTATGACGATATTGACCGGTTTATGCCGGACCTGAAAACTAAGCTTATAGAATTTATTGATTCTTATAAGCTTAATTATATAAGATATGATACTTTTTCTGGAAACGGTAAGTTTCGTCTGCTGCTCCCACTCAACAATGTGGTGAACTACAGCACTTACAAACGGTGTGCATCGGTGTTGTTGTATCTTCTTGGTCCTTTGGCGTTTGGACTTGATTTGTCATCGTTTGATACTTCAAGATTTTTTTATCTTCCTAATTTTCAGCTGAAAGAAACTTCGGATTCTAACCATCAAATCAGTTACCGGTTTGATGGCACTTATCTTTCCACAGAATTACTAACTAAACTTGATCTTTTGCATAAACTCAACGGTAAATTTATTCCTTCGATTAAAAGCGTGAGGAAAGGATAATTATGATTATAACAGATAAGTATTCCTGGTTGTCCAGGTGTGATTTTGTTGCGTGGTCTAAATCGACCGGCATATATGTTTCAGAGGACACGGAAAAAATATTTGTTCAGTGTCCGTGGCAAGGGGAACATTCTGGTGGCATACAAAATCCAGCCGACTCCGTTATATATTTTAATCACGGTGAGGGTCATCCGCAATTTTATTGTTATCACGCTCACTGTACCGGACGTGATATAGGAGCAGTAATAGATCATTACACAATGCAAAACTTCACCCCTTTTACTCGGCAACAGACGGTGACAAACGAATCTGACCAGACATCTTTGCTTTTATCCAGTGGTGCATCAAGTGCAAACGCTACTTCTAATGCGACGGAAATACCTTCCATAGATCAGATACAAAATCACATACAGTTTTTAGGTGTTACCCGTGACAATGATTTTGTCATACACTCATCAGACGGCCATTTCCCGGTATTTTTTGGAGCAAAAGATGTTTCTCACAAATGGCTATTATCTGTCTACTCATCCGAGTCTGCGTGGCTGAATGACTTCCCAAAGTATGCAGGTAATAAGTGTGTCGGCATTGATGTCGAAGCGGCAGCGCAGTGGTTATTTAAGGGCTGCAAAAATATAGGTTGTTTCGCCAATAGAAGTTTTAATGAGCTTGGGTTGTGGAGGGACACGCACGACGGGACAGCCTGCAATGTTATAAATATTGGTAACGCTGTGTATTGTGACGGTACTAGATATGGATATGAAGAGGCCAACACTATTTTTAGTGGTTATTATATGCCTATGGATTCAAAAATAGTTTTAGCTGACACACCTTCTGACGCAACTATAATTATAGATCAATTAAATATCTGCCAAAAGCTGTCTTTTATGAATAAAGACAGCGCTCTTCTTTTTTACGGTGGGACGCTGGCCCAGATGTGCCCAAGCCTGACTAATGTTGTCCCGATAATTGAGATAACTGGATCCTCTGCTTCGGGAAAAACCGTTGTACTTAAGCGAATATCACAACCATTAATATCTGCTGGAGGGGGTATACATCTTACGGGTGGGTCGACCGTTGCTGGTACTATGCAGTCGATAAACGGAAATGTATCCTGCATTTTAGACGAACACGAACCGTCTTCCGTCATCGCTCAGTCTGCGATCGACGGTATTAACGATGTGGCTTTGAGTGCCACCACTGGCGGTGCCAGCATATCAAAAGGAACAAAACAGCAACGTGCCATAAAACGTAGTTTTCAGTGTGGCTTTACTTTTGCTTCGGTTGGTAATTGCACTGATAAAAAAGAAACGCTGTCTCGTCGTACTTTGTCTATTTCTCTGGTTGTACCTAGTGATGATCATACCTCATGGTCTGCAAAAGAAAAGGAGCTTATACGGTGTTTTTCGCAAGACAAGTGTCGTAGAATTTACAGGTATATAATAGATAATATCGATCTTATTCAATTTAATATTGATAAAATTCTTTCGTATATTTCACAGAATAATACTAAAATAAATCTGGCGGCTGCAAATCTTTATGCAATTCCAGCGGCATACATTATTACTTTGCTCTCTAACTCCGAGTTTGATGTCAACAGAGATAAGTTAATAATTGATATGGTTACTCGATCTTTGACTGAAGCTTATAGTGATAAAGCTGATAAATCGGAAATATCTTTCGATTCATTCGTTGAAAAACTACTCACCCTAAAAATAAGGGAGTATAATACTGATATGCAGCTGCAGGAAATGCTTGATGGTGGGTATGACTCTGCTTTGGCCAGGTGTGGCCTAAAAATTAAATTTTTACAAGACGGAAAAAAGATGCTTTTATTAGCCAACAGTCATCCTGTCCTGACCAAAATGTTTGAAGATTCCGGTATTTTTGGGTATAGCAGCATACTCAAATCAATGATTCCAAAGGTAAAACTAATCGAAAAAGAGTATTTTTTAAAAGTTGGAAAAAGATGTAAAGGTATATTATTTTCAGATTTGATAAAAGAAGAACCGAAGGTGGTAGTACCGGAAATTCCTAATCCTTCTTTATTCAATTTGGATGAAGTCATAAAAAAATTATAAAAAAGGAAAACTAATGCAACCATATTTTTTTTCTGGCGACAAAAGAGAATTCTACCCTTCCCGGGCGGTGGCTTGCATAATAAAATTTAAATTCAAAACTTCCGGTCGAAACATGATGTTGAAAAGATTACGAGACAAAGGTATACTGCGTGGCGATAATATTCCAACAGAAAAATACAAGCACTTGTTCAAAATATCCTACAAATGGGTGGATGGGTTAAATGATGATTGCGGGGCGGTATATTTTACGAAGGAAGCTATAAAACTGACTTGTGATGTGTGTGCAGATATGATCAAACCTGAATTTGATTTTGAAACAGAACTTAACAAGTCGGACGAAGTTGCTAAAAATAAGAAAGCCGAGATTAATTATTATTTAAGCAGCCCGTTTTTAAAACCAATCAATCCAAATGAGGTACCAGATGAAAACAAAGGACCAAAAATAAACCTGATTGATTTTATTTAGGGTCTCCGGTACTTGCAGGAACGGTCTATGTGGAAATGGGGAGAGACACAGGGATGGAGATTTGCCCGCTTGAGAGAAGGACGAAACCAAACGGTTATAAAGCATGGTACAAAAATGGGAAGTATAGAATTATTAATGAAGATGGAACGTCGTGGAAAATAGAAGAAAAATAAAATAAAACCCAAGGAGGAAATATGCGTTGTGCTTGTGGTAAAAAACTTGTAGATTCAGAAGTCGAAGAAGGGTGCTGGGATTGCTTTTGCTCCTGTGGCGCGTCCCATAACTGGGACAAAGAAGTTGAAAAATCTCGTCCAAAAAGAGTATGTATGATAGATTGTCCTGTCTGTAAAGATTTCGCGACGGGGGACCCCGCCTGTGATATATGTAATGGTAGTGGAAAAGTTAATCCGGATGATATTGAATTATGTCCTGCATGTGAAGGGTCACCGTGTGGTATAACTGGAGATACTGCAGATGAAAATGGAGATTGTAGCATATGCAGTGGTAATGGGTATATTAATCCAAAGGATTTTTATGATAAGGAGCGGCTACAAGACTCATGAATTGCGACTTGACCTGCGAATATCATTACCCCGACAGCACGCGGATTATACAGGAGACGCAGTGGCGTCCCGAATTGGTGATCGTACAGCCTGAATGCTGTTTTCGTTTTGTCAATATAGACGATTGTCCGAGGAGAAATGATGAGACACGCAACGCGGTTTGACATATTGCAAAGCAGGGCCCCATCCGGGTCGGTTGTCAAAGTGCCGCGGTTTACGGCCGAGAGCGGAGCGCTAATCCTCCGACACAGCAGTTACGGTGTGGCCAAAACCCACTTGCTGGCGCTCCCTTCCGCCGATCCCATAGACGCAATCGGGGGGCTGGATGCGGGATCGCTGGATTACGGCATCTATCCAGAATTAATTCCGTCGCGGCGGCCGAAAGGCTATCGGCGGCTGGCCGTGCCGCACCCAAACACTATTCGGGCGATTATGAGGAGGTTTCCTAATGTAAACAAGGAACAGGCATTAATGATCGCTTATTGGCGTGTGATTTCGGATATTCGAGGTTATTAAAATTAGACGCAAAAAATGAATGGAGGATTTTATGCAGGAGGAGGCGACTGTTGTTGTGTGTGGTCATCATCGTGTTGTTTTACACATAACAAAAAAAGAGTGGTTGGAGCACGATGACGAGTACCTGTGTCAAAAATATTTCCGCGCGGCCGTCGCGATTATGCAAGCTAGATTGGCGGACGCCGCGATTATGCAAGATAGAGGAATGGAAAAGGGAATCTGTGAATAAACGAAAGTGCTCGGCTTGTAATAAACTGTTTGAGACAGTTGTTGACAATCAGGACGAATGTTGCAGTTGCATGATACGTCCCACAAAACCTATAAAATTAGGAGAAAAAATTATGGAGAAGAAGGAAAAGATTTGTGTCGTCTGTCAAAAACCTTTTATTGCGACCGGAAACAATCAGAAAAAATGTTCCACATGCAAGGCGACAGTAGGTGATAATGTGGCGCAGGTGGCGCTGGCCGCTCCATCAATCAAAGTACCAGCCGTCGAGAAGCTGGTGGAGAAGCAGCAGATTACATTAGAGACACTGTCTGATTTGTCAAAAAAGTTGGGTGCGACAATAACTATTTCTTTTGGAAAATAACTATTTTGCGAACACGATCCGCGAAGTCGTTTTGTATCGCGGGGACTTTAGTTCAGTGGTGATGTAAAAAAACTTCTGGTTTTTCGGCGGGTTGATTGTGCGGGCGTGTATTATATTCGAAACGGTGCACTGGTTAATCCCAAGTTTTTTTGCAATTTCTGTTTGATGCATAACTCCTGATTTGATTAAGTCACATATTTTTTTTGTGGTCACAAAAAGAGTTATCTGCTGCAGTGTCGGATTTTCAGGCAACGGAATTGGCTCGGGAAATCGAGGCGGGTGTCTTAAAAATCTCAACCGTTTAAATGCCCTGCGTATACGAGCGCTGATGGCCCCCTGCGTCAGTGACAGCATCTCCGCAATATCAACCTGCAGTTTTTCGTGTTTGTAAACAAGAATCAACATATCCTGCTCTTTTTCGGGTAGTTGTTTGCGGTATTTTTCTGACGCCTCCCAACTCATTCCGGAAATTATTGCGAACATATCGAGACCGTTATACGCTATAGGCCAACGTGCGGGGTGGGCTTGTCTGAGGGCACTGGTGGCTAATGCCGCATTACCCTCATAGCTGCGGTTGTACCGATTAGACGGCAATAATTCTTCGTTATATTTGCACTGTCCTTGCAATAGTGCGTCGGTCCCCCAACGATTGTTACGTTTACGGTGCAGGGGAGTAATATGTTTGTGTTTGCGCAATAGCATATACTATATGTTATCGTACTCACCAGAAAAAATAAACAAATTTTTTAATAATCTTTTAATACGGACGGCTTGGGTAACAAGGAGGCATTATGAGTTGGATAGAAGAATTGCGTGCGGTATTGGCGGAGGGAAGAGGAGACGGAACAAACCAGGACTTGGCAATGTTCCTGATTTTAGAGGAGTGGGAAAGACGCTCACAACCGTAATTTATTGGCCGTTGACTCAAGTTTTGCTGCGAGATCTGACTGACGCTGAAGTGTGGCCAAAATGCTGCGATCGGGCAGGAACATAAGATCGGTTGCCTGATCTTCCATCACGGTCTCATCTGCACCAGGAAGCATACGCCGGGCAATCGTCAGGCACTTAAGTGCTTTTTCTTCGAGTATTCTTGCCTGTACAACAGCAGCGTGAATACTGTCCCAACTTAGTCTCTGTCTCATTTGTCTATTCCTTCTGTAGGTATATCCGTTGGATATAGTTTTTTTATTGCCGCATGTCCGAGTCCGAGCAGCGAAAATACCAGCCCTACAAGCCCAGAAATTACCGCGATTTTATGCGGTACTGTCGTCGGCCAAATCAGGGTTACGGCAGGTATCCATGCGGACCAATACACGCATGCGATCGTCCGTTTCTTGCCATCAAGCCACTGCCATATTTTTTTTATCAGTTTCATTTGTCGCTCTCCCTTTGAATGAGTGCATCCAATTTTCTGTTAATTTCCGTATGCAGTTTCTCCAAGAGCAATGAGTGTTCGGCAATTTTTGCTTCGGCTGTGGCCATCTTCGTGTTGTTGACTAACGCATAAGCCAAACAAGACGACACAAAAATTAAAATGATGGGAATCGTAATTTTCAAGAAACCGTAAAATGAATCTTTTGTCACATACCTATCAAACTGCTCCATACACCACTGCTTCAATTCTTCCATGTGTCACCACCCTAATATGACGAGTTACCGAGAGACGGCACATGCCAATACATGAGCCGCACTCGTATGGTGCCTGTAAATGTCCCAACCGCCGTCGCCCCAGCACCGTTGGTTGGTGAGACATAGACATCTTCGGCCGATTTGTTGGCGATATTCCACTCGTAAGCCAAGACGGTTTCGTTTGGCGTTGCCCCATATAAAGCAACCGATTTGGTATTTTTTGTGCCTATTGCCGACCCGTATTTGTCAGTGTCGCCCGGAGGAGTCCAACCCTGTGTCGGGTCAACTCCGAGGCTGACCATATTTGCACCGCCTGTAAAGGTTATCGTCGTCTCATTGTTCATTTGTGAAGATATGACCATCGAGTTTGACGGTATTGTAAACAGTTTTCTGTACCCGGCCGCCGCAGATGTATAGGTCATATCAATGCAGCACAACTGTACCGCCTCGGTCGTATTCAGTCCGAATTGTAAAGGATAAAATACGGTGGCGTCGTTGGCCGTCTGGTCGGGAGGCCTGATAAGCAGACCGTTTTCCACACTGATAGCGGTTTGGTCGGGCCTCGAACCTACGGATTGTCTCTCGATTTTGTTTACATGAAGGGAATCAACCTCGAGGTTATCCATGTAGTTTATCGTGGTTGTGCCATCAACACGCAAATTATTTCTGACAACCATGTTCTGGCGGACAGTTGCGTCACCCTTGACATCCAACTGTGCCTGCCAGGTCCAGGTTGTTGCATCCACCGGGCTCGAACTGTCCAGTAGCAGGTATCCTGCCGTTGTGGTGTCTCCGACGTAAATCTTTTTCTCGACGATCAAGGTGTTTTTGCTCGTATTGTCGCCGTGCCACGCACTTTTGAAGCTATCGGTCAGAGACACATATCTGGTGGCTGTCTCATGCAGGTCGGTCGCATAACCCGCAATAAAGTTGATGCCATAGGTGGTGTCGCATGGAGCAACCTCATAGATTCCAACTCCACCTGTGCCGTCCAGTCTGTTGCCATCAATCAAGGTGGTGGCACAATCGGTAATCAGCAGACCTGTCTGGTCCGTATCTGTTTTATTATAGACATCGTTGTTGACAACACGGGAATTTACCAGACCGTTGACGGATATACCTGTCTTGTTTCTGTTTGCGGTACAGTTGGTTATTTCCGACAAACCTGTGGTATCGGCAACCTGCCCGAGAAAAATACCAACCGAAGAGCAGTCGTGCACAAAAAGGTTTGACAACACGGAATTTCGTCCGTACAGTTTTACGCCGATTCCGCCTGTTTGGGTTCCTCCCGCACGGTTGCCGTCGATCGCAAAATCATGCAGACGGACATTTTCCGTATCGACACCAGGAGCGGATCCCAGCAGTCCGTAATTCGTGGCCAGCGAATTCTTGAACTTCAGGATTGAGGATTTTCCTTTTCCTGCAATTTCGATGTTGTTTACAAGTGTCAGTGTTGCCTGTGATGGGGCATCCTCGCCGACAACAAAGGTTCCGTCCGAAAGTTGCACCTTGCCGCCGTTGACGCAGGACAAAACCGCCGCCTGAACGGGGATGGTGTCGTCGACATTGTCTCCCAGGGCCCCGAACCACTCGGGTCTGCTGACCGTACCAGCTGGAAATTTCGGGTTGTCAATTGCCGCCGTGAGAATAAAATGCTGCGTTAGATCGGAAATTATCGGATCGATATTCGGCGAAAAAGCCGAATAGATTATTTTTCCTGTTGGAGAAAATTCGACTACAACGGTCAGGTTAGGGTTGCTGGAAAGCAGAAATGACCCGGACGGAACATAAATCGTCAAACCGTTTGCTGCAGCATATGTGTTGGCAGCGGAAAAGTAAGCTGTGTCGGATGTAATTCCATTTCCATAAGCGCCGAAAAATCTTGGGGAAACACCTCCTGTAAACAGGCGGACATAGCGTCCCGTTGCGGGAGCATCCGTACCCATTATCACCATTCCACCGTCGTCATCCGTCGCCGAGGGGTTGTACCAGAAAGTTCCTCCGCCGAGGTCGCCGATTGCCCTATATCCAAGGCATTGTACAAACAACGCCGATCCCGAGACTAGGGATTTCATCGAGTTTGTTGATCCAACAACCGTGTTGACAGTCAGCATTACGCCGCTGCCACCTGACCCGGAACCCTGGACTCCGTTGACTTCCCATTGTACCACCCCGTCGGCATCCTTTAAAATCATTTTGTAAATGGTTGCTGGATTAAGCCATACTTCCGCGGTGCCTGCTTCGTCGAAAACTAACGGCCAGGGTGCGACCTCCGTACCCGCATATGAGGTATACAGCGGGGCTGGTGTGCTGGTTGACACAATATAAGTCTCCAGCATTGCGCCCGATATGGGTATTCCGTTTCCGTCAAGTACTTGCCATTTAGGAATTGCACTGAGTGATGCTGTCATTATTTACCTTCCTTTAACGTTGGCTTTTGTAATAAGTCTAAAAAAGTCTTTTCAGCTTCGTATTGTGATTTCAATAAATTTTCTGCGTGACGCTCTCTTCTAGTCGCTCCTTTTTTAACAGGAGATTCTCCCTTCAATATTCTTTCGAGCAAAAGTTTATTTTCAGGATCTTTTACTGATCCTATTGCTAACAAAGGTTCTCTTAAAATTCTTTCTTTCTCTAATTGTTTGGCTCTAATAAGGTAGTTTGCATGGTCCACTGTTATTGACCGAAGATGTTGTAGCCGTGATGCAATAACAGGATCCGCCACCGCATTTGGATAAAACTCTTTATCATATTTGACTTTAATTGAAAGTAATTTATCTTGATATTTTTTATTTAAGTTCTTTAACTCATCTTCTGTTTTAGCCTTTTTAAAAGCATCACCATAGTAATTATGAGTATTATTTAATTCTTTCTCCTTATTTGCAAATAAATCTTTAGCCAATAATTTTTCTTCTTTACTCATCATGGGGCCAACTTGTGTCATTCCTATTTTACTCAACGGTGTCGGTTGAGGTGTCCCGCCGGGCAACTGCACTGAACCTTGTTCTCCTAGTTTCTTACCAAGATTACCTAAGGTTTTTGGAACAAAAGAGATTTTTCTTTTTGTAGCCCCTAAACTGGAAAGAGTAAGAGGCAGTTTGTGTTCCACATCTGTCGGTAATACTTTTCCTGCTATGTCCTGCCAAGCTATCTTTCTTGGTTGATGAAGTATCTTCGTGACTTTTACTTCTGGCAATTTAGTTATTGCAAAAATAGCATCTTCATTATTAAAACCAATAAAACCAGATTGGGAGATATAAGAATTAACACTTTTTATAGCTTCTTTTTGTGGATCTTTCACACTCCAACCAATAAGTTCATCATTTTCATCCCAGGTTTTATAAGAACGAATTTTATAATCAATTAACTCATCATACAGTTTTTTACCTGATATTTTCCCTTCTGTATCTCTTATTATATCATGCACCGCATCTCTTAATTCATCCTCTCCACCCCCATATTGTATACCATGAATTTGATCGTCTGTCATTGGTTCATACAAATTTATGGTTTTGTGTTTTTTAGGGTCTAAATTATATTTAACATTTGTTTCCAATTCTTTTGTTCCACCCCCAGGGGTAGATTCAAATTTTTTGAGTTTCCCATGGCCATAGTCTTCACCTAATATTTCTTTAGACCCGGGAATTGGATTATCACCATAAACGTGTTCCTTCCAAGGTATACGCGGTAAGTCGGGATCATATATTATATAACCAGTCGTACCTGGGGTGTATAAACCCAACTCGCTCGCCTCCGGACTAGAAATTTCTTTTGGTTTCCACGATGTTTCTTCTCTCCCTGTCCCGATTCGTCTTTTTTGCCAAGCTTTAAATTCTTTCACTTGATCTGGTGTAAGATTCCTATTTACACTATAGGTTTGCTGCTCTTTTCCTTTGAATCCTGTCTGAGGTTCAACAAATTCTGACAATTTTTGTTTTTTGCGCCAGCTCGGTTGTGGTGGCGTTCCGCCAGGCAGCTGCACCGAACCCTGTTCCCCTAGTTTCTTAAAAGTCAGTTTTGGTCGAGGTCGAGGTGGTGGAATAGGTTGGGCCAGTAACTGTTGTACTCCAGGTCGCTCGACAAGATCTCTGAAACTGAGCGTACCACCTTCGGTTTTTCCTATCGCATTCTTTGCACGATTTATCATGGTGGTGGGGGGAGCCATTTTTCTGATCCCGTGGAAGCCGATACCGACAGTGTTAATTACTGTATTAATCGGACCCGCCCCTCTAATATTAATCTGCTTATAACGGCTTTCTGGCAATTTTATTTCTTCTGTCCCCGCCGCAGTCATTTTTACCAATTGTTCGTCGGCATAACTTTTCAAAATACTTAAATCCGTTTTATTTACCAACGGATCTGCCATCATTTCGATGGTTTTGTTTCGCATACTCATCATCGATTTTTTATCTAATTTTGCCGCTTCGCCGTGAAAGTTGTATTTTGTCAACAACTGTTGCAAACCTGTTTGTTGTTCAAAAGTTGATCCAGGAAATCGTTTTAGTATTTTATCACTTGCCTGAATGGGAATTTTGCGTATTGCATTAGCAACAACCTGTTCGAAACCCTTGACAAATAGCCCAGGATTCTTTTCGGCTGTTGGTGCTCCCCCTAATGCATTTAAAAACGCTTCACGCTGGGCAACGGCAGGTAGTTTTACGCCTTTTAACGCCCCTACAGCTTTCGCTGCGGGGACCATCATGGCGGTGTTTAAAATGTCACCACCTGTACGATAGACAGACGGGTATTGCTCTTTCATGGTTGCCATTTCCTGCGAGATTGGCCGCTGAGGGGTACCCGACAGCGGAATAGGAATACCCGACGCCGTGGTCAAAAACGAAGGAGCGTTTTGGGCAACAAATTCCATTCCTCTTCCTACACCCGCCATCGTGCGAGGAAATGTTGCTGCGATCGGGGCCACCATTGCTCCGCCAACAAGATTACTGGCTGTTCCCAGCGCATGCCATGTTGCCTGACCTGGATATCCCGCTCTAAATAATCCCGCGGTTTCCCCAAAACCTTGTTTCGCCTGTTCCCTTAATCCCGTCGACAAAGGACTGGACGGAGTAACCGCCTGCAAAGGATTCCCCAACCAACCAGGCTGCGGTTGTGCTTGGACAGGAGGAGTAGTATCCGCAACTGGCGGGGTTGGCGGAGTCGGTACGACTGGCGGTTTTGGTTTTGACAGTACTGTCAGAAGATTATCAACACTTTGCATGTCATATTTTTTTGACATAGAAATCCTTTATTTTATTAATCCTAGTTTTGTCAATACCTCAATAGCCTTAGCTCTATCCTCATCCGATGCATTGCTATCGTTGTAAAGATTTATGGCTGTTCTTAATCCTTTTTCGTTTCCGGGAGGAGCAACCATACTGGCCCAGTCCCCGTATTTCGACGGTATGATTTTGTCAGGATCGACCCCGAATTCCAGTGCCGTGTTTACCGCCGATTTGATATTTGGCAGCAGAGTCGCTGTTTCCCACGATGTTTTCAAAGCCTTTGCGGCCTCCAAATATGATGTACGACTTGTGGGAGATAAACTTCCGCCTTTTAAAACTTCGATTATTAATTTTGGAATATCTGATAACTTCGTGGCCAAAATTTGTTGCAGGAAATCTTGATCGGTATTGAACATGCGGCTCGATTCAGGGTTGGTGGCTCTCAAATAGCTGATCGAAATAGCCTTGTCATATGGTTTTAATATCTGTCCAGCATTTTTCTCATCTGGGGATATTTTTTGTCTGGCTTTTTCTTCCAGAATTTTGTCATACATGGTCTGTATATTGTTGACATGCTGGTTGACAACATCATATGCTCCGACATCGGTATTGAAAGCCTTTCCGAGAGACATTATCTGCTCGGTGGTTATTTCCTTTACTTTAGGCTTCAATTTATCCATATACTGCTCAGTACGCAACATAGCGGGAGTCATTGCCGACAGTTTCTCTATTGTTTCCCCAGTCATCCGTGCCACATCGGGGATCATGCTCTGCCACCTCACCTGTGCATCGTTGGCATCTGGATCATAACGGTTGATGTTTAAATATTCTCCGATAACGGATTTTGTCTTTGGCTCTTTTTCCTTGGCTTTGGCCTTTTCTCCATAGTATAGTGCCCTCTGATGGCGTTCACCAATTTGAGACAGTTTGTCAAGAGCATCCAACCCATACCCCGACAGCATCGGGTCGTTTAACATTCGAGAATACGTCTTAAAAGCATTATCATAATATTTGTTGAAATCAAATTCCTCCTCGGGCGTCACCACCTTTTTCTCTTCGGGCGGCAGCGTCACAGGAGGTGTCTGTCCAGCCAACATTGTTGACTGGACGGCAGCAGGAGCGTATGGAGATAATCCAGCCCCGGGCAACGGTGCTTCCTTTGCGGTGCCTTCCAATGACTGTTGGTAGATTTTCTGCATCATCGGGTTTCCAAACTGCGTCTGTGCTGTTGGCGGAGCCAACTCGGGTGCAACACCTTGCACACCAGGAAATGCGGGCGCGGGAGTGGCGGTAGGTGCAGGAGCAACCTGCGTCGGCGGAGCAAAAAATCTTTTGAGTGCGGCCTGTTTCTGCAAATCGTACGCTCCTGTCGCCAACTTTTGGCGGCCTATCCGTTGCTGTTGGGCAAGGTCCGCTAAAGTCAAGACCTGCCCCATTTGCTCGAGCGGAGTTGGCCCGTAGTCGTACGACATCGGAATTTGTGGATTCAATTGAAACGGCATTAGAAATTCTCCTTTATTTTATGCTGTCGGTGGCTGATAAAAGCCACCATATGCCTTGCGATCTAATTCGGCCTGCTGGTTGGCATATGGGATATAGGTTGCCTGTCCGAGCCCTGTGCCTATTTGTCCGAGAGATTGTCCGACACCCATTATTCCCGCGGATCTGGCTTGACCCCGCTGACCGATAATATTGGCCACATCCTGGCCCATGCCGGTCGCCAACTGACTCAAATTGCCTGCAGCCTGGGCCCCATAACCTGCCAACTGCCCTGCCTGGCCATATCGTTGCTGCTGTTGTTGCATCAATTTATTATAATAATCCTGCTGTTGGCCATAATCAAAATGGCGCTCTGCGCCATATTGTCCATATGCTGCCTGCTGTTCCGCCAATCCTTGCTGGCGCTGTCGGGCATATCGATCACTAGCTGCCCCCCATTCCTGCGAGGCAAGCCCTTGCCCGTAGGAGGCTAAAGCGCGTTGAGTGGCACCTGACATGCCTGCACCCCGATTGGCGGCTCCTTGCTCAACTGCGGCGGCCCCTTGAGCCAAACGGAAGGCATATCCAGGGTCTGCCTGGAAATTGAAGGCTTCCGGAGTATATGGCGCTGGTGCCTGTTGCCCGTAGGCATATTGACTGACCGGGACGGTATAGTCCGATGTCTGCAACTGCTGCAGCCCTTGCAGGCCCGCAGCGTAGAACGGCTGTTGCCACCCAGTCGCTTGACCGTAATATTTTTCCTGCTGTGCTTGGGCTTCTCTGGCCGCCTGTGTTTGCGCTCTCGCCGCTGCTCCCGAGGTTATCCCGCCGGTTATTCCGCGGATTAACGCTCCGCCACCGAGTCCGAGTGCTGCCAATGTAAGAGGATCCATTTTTAACTCCTTCGTATAAAATTGACTAAAATATTAACGGACTATTAAGCCCAACTATACTAAAAAATTAACGGACTATTAGGCTAAGCGATCCATCCAGAATGTGCCTCTACAAGCTACACAAGTCCAGTCGTTGATATTAGCCTGCAGTCTTATATTTCTACCCGCTGCCGTCGAAATTAATCCGAAATGATTGATTCCGCCGACGCGTCTCGGCTCAGCGGCCAGATGCATCGCTCCGAACCGTCCGGGCAGTTGCCCGGACAGACCCGTAAAATTCTGGTGTTATTGGTATCCACAGGCAGTACATCCGCTAAATTATGGTTGTTGCAGATTGTATATAAACTACCGCGAAACCAATAAGTATCACCACTCATTCCAGCAGCATCGCAAATACTACAGATGGTGGTCTCATCAGCAGAATATTTCCCCATTGAAAATGCACAATTCGAATGGCTCATTTGTTGAATTTCTCCTTACGCTGTCTGGGCTCCGACGACCGTCCCGTCACTTGTTGATGTTGGATAGGTCGACTTGATACGTAGCTTACCAGATGTGTCAATCCATAAATGGTAAGCGCCAAGCATTAAGTGCGAGTCAGACCAGCCACCACCGCGAATGTCAATCAAGTTACTGCCATCAGTAATATGAGATGTATTGTACGCCATGGTTGTTGAATCAATGAAGCGGGCGATCGGCGTCATTTGTACGTATACAGGAATTACTTGTGTTGTATCAGTATTATTATACTGATAATAATTGACAGCCAAATATGGTGCCGTGGCTGCGGTGTGATCGCCATACCAGTAAACTTGTTTATCTCCACTCGCATGCGTCTGGTCATTCCATACGCAAAGTCCGTAATTTGGTTGCCCGTTTGTAAACCAGTTTTGCACCATAGGAGTAACAGGCCACGAATACCACGTACCAGCCGCAAACGATGTTGTGACGGAACTGGTCAGTGGAGAAGCATCTGCCGTGACATTAAAGTTTCCGCCGCCCGTCCACGCCACATCTCCACCTGCTCCATTATAATCATAAGATCGCCGCCATGTTGCCTGTCCGTGTGTTGCAGGACTTTCGCTGGTAATTCCTCCAGGATTTGTATCAGTAATACCCCAATTATGTTTTAGTTGGCGTACAGAAATTGTCGTCGGCATTGAAGGACCAGCCGCCATGCATTTGAGATATAATGTTGCGTCGGAAATTGTTGATCCAGTTGGTATCTCTAGAGACCACCTGTAAAGTGTTGTACCGTTATAACCACCTGTGTCCGAATACATGTAGTTGTAGGTCCCCCACGGACGGAAATCTGCATAGGTGCTAGGAGATGGATCATAAACAACCGTGCCTTTATAAGCACCAGTGAATCCGGCTCCAAAAAATCCAGTATATCCTGCCAGGCCTGTGTAGCCAATCGTTGGAGCACCTATGATACCAGTAATGCTTCCTGGCCACGATCCCGTCACACCAACAGTGCCTGACCCGCCAATTCCAGTCACACCTTGAATCCCCGTCTGTCCAGTGAGCCCTGTCACGCCCTGGATGCCTGTCCCGCCGATGATCCCTGTCCCGCCTTGAATACCCGTGCCACCGACGAGTCCCCCAAGCCCTGTCATACCTCGAATTCCAGTCTGTCCAAGAATTCCAGTCCCGCCTTGAATCCCAGTCTGGCCGCTAATACCTGTGGATCCTAATGCAAGGCCTGTCAATCCTTGTATGCCTGTTACGCCTATGTTTGTCGTGCGAATGTTCCACGCATTTCTTGACAGATTATAAACGTAGACCGTACCGATCGGATTGGTATAGGTCTGCTGGTCGGACGGATTTGCCGGAAAAGACATATATTTTCCTTAATTTAATTTGAACATCGATAACGCAAATTTCTTACATATAAAATTGATAGGATAACCACCACCACCGCCAGATGCTGCACTTGTCACTCTTACATCAATAACATTATTAGTAACTAGTGGTACAAACCCGTTGGTTGTATACATCACAGGTACAATTCCACTACCTCTGCATGAGGCATAACTCGTTTGCGTTCCGTCAATAAACAATTTAGAATCCATATCAGTTCCTGCCTGAGAAAGAGTACCATGAAGTGCATATTGTATATCGTAATTTCCGTTTGTCAAACAAGTCATATCACATGTTGGTACTGATACATTAACATTAGATGACTGCATTGCTGTACTATCGGTAATCAAAAGTTTAAACCACGCAGCACTAGTTATATTTGTAAATATACCGGTGGTACCATTATCTTGATAAAGACCGCCATAAGCAGGCGTAAATACCCCCTGAATTCCTGTTTGTCCTTGGATTCCTGTCCCACCCGTCCCGCCCAATGTCCCTAAAATACCCGTCACACCCGAAATTCCTGTTTGTCCGTAGAAACCTGTCACACCCTGAATGCCTGTCGCGGCAGTAATTCCTGTTTCACCCTGAATACCTGTTCCGCCGATCAGACCAGTCAGCCCTTGAATACCTGTTCCACCTTGAATACCTGTTCCGCCCTGAATTCCTGTTCCGCCAATCAATCCTGTCACGCCTTGGATTCCCGTCTGACCGTAGAATCCAGTCAGACCTTGTATGCCCGTCCCGCCTTGAATACCTGTCCCGCCTTGAATCCCTGTTTGTCCATAAAATCCTGTCCAACCCTGAATGCCTGTTTGTCCGTAAAAGCCTGTTCCGCCCTGTAAAGCTCCAGCACTAACTTGTATCCATGCCAATCCTGTCACGCCAACGTAAACGGTTTCACTCTCTGCTGCCCAGACCAGCGCTGGAACCAGACTGACAGGCGGCAGCGGTTTTGCGTCGGTCTCGATAAAATTGGCGAGACCTGTTATCCCTTGAATGCCTGTTTCTCCTCGAAGCCCTGTCCCGCCTTGAATGCCTGTCCCTCCAACGAGACCTGTCCCGCCTTGAACACCTGTCCCGCCAATCAGACCAGTCACCCCCTGAATACCTGTTTCCCCAATGAGCCCTGTCACGCCCTGGATGCCTGTCCCACCACCGCTTATCCCTGTTATGCCTTGAAATCCAGTCTGACCGTATAAGCCTGTCTCGCCCTGAATGCCTAATCCTGTGTGGCCGCGAATTCCTGTCTGTCCATAGAATCCTGTCGTGCCCTGAATGCCTGTCTCCCCGACGAGTCCCGTCACCCCCTGAATTCCTGTCTCTCCGATGAGTCCCGTCACGCCCTGAATACCCGTCCCGCCAACGAGACCTGTCATCCCCTGAATGCCTGTCTCTCCGATGAGTCCCGTTACACCTTGGATGCCTGTTCCTCCATCAAGTCCAATAATTCCTGTCCCACCTACCAATCCAGTCACGCCTTGAATGCCTGTCTCACCTGTCAAACCCGTCAGGCCTCGAATGCCTGTTCCTCCAATCAACCCTGTCACGCCTTGAATTCCTGTCTCACCGATAAGTCCCGTCACGCCTTGAATGCCTGTTCCTCCGTAAATACCTGTCACACCCTGAATTCCTGTCTCACCGATAAGTCCCGTTACACCTTGAATACCTGTTCCTCCAATCAATCCTGTCACGCCTTGAATTCCAGTTTCCCCAATCAAACTCAACCCAGTCACACCCTGAATACCTGTGTCTCCCGTTACTCCTAGACCCTGAATTCCTGTCACGCCCTGAATACCTGTTCCACCGATGGACGAAACTCCAGTTATTCCCTGAGTACCTGTCGTGCCCTCTAAGCCAACAAATCCAGTAATTCCCTGGTCACCTTCCGCACCAGTCAACCCTTTAACGCCTTCTGTTCCTGTCAAGCCTTGAACACCTGTGGGACCAATAACTCCTTCTGCTCCTGTCAATCCTGACGGGCCCATTACTCCTGTATGTCCTTGTATTCCTGTCTGTCCTACTCCAGTAACTCCTGAAATTCCAGTCCCGCCTTGTAAACCAGTACCACCCTGAATTCCTGTTCCTCCGACGAGCCCTGTCACGCCCTGAAAGCCTGTTCCTCCAATTAAACCTGTCACGCCTTGAATGCCTGTTCCGCCAACGAACCCTGTCACACCTTGAATGCCTGTTTGTCCATAAAAACCGGTCAGACCTTGAATTCCTGTCTTTCCATCGATTCCTGTTTGTCCATATAAACCTGTTATACCTTGTAAACCAGTATTTCCAGTTTTTGAACCTGCGGAAATCTGCACCCACTTGCTGATTCCCGACACTCCAGCAAACAAAGCCTCATCCGTTGCATTCCACAAGAGCTCTGGAGGAACTCCAATTGATGGATAAGAAGCGGCCTCGATAAAATTAGCCAAACCCGTAAGCCCCTGCAGACCTGTAATACCGCCACCATATAAACCTGTTAATCCCTGAACTCCCGTCTGTCCTTCAACCCCAACTCCAGTCTGTCCATAGCATCCTGGATGGCCCTGAACGCCCGTCATGCCTACAATACCTGTCTTACCCTGAATACCGCGCGGGCCTTCGTCACCCACACCAATAGGACCTTGCTGACCTGGCTGGCCAGGAGATCCCTGAACACCGCGCGGCCCTCCGACGCCAGTAAAGCCTCTTAAGCCAGTTGTTCCCTGCCAAAAACATTCGCTCATTTATTAACTCCAACTTGTTGACAAAAGTGATGTTTTTCCGTCGTCCCGACGAGCCTTGACATCTGTGCCGTCAAAAAACAAAATCACTGCCCACCCCTGCCCGGGGGTGGGCGCGGATGGCGATTGGTCTGCCGAGATCCAAAACTCGTTCCATTTGTTCATATCAATAGTGTCCGACGATAGCTGTATGCGTCCGTCAAAAGTGTAAATACCTTTTTTATTAGACCCTAAAATTGACAGAGGAGCATATGCAAAATTACTCGTAAATCCGATACCCTGCCAGCCGTCAATGTGGGTAAATGACCGTGGTGTACCGCCGTCCCACATGCCCTGGTTATTAGTGACCGAAAAGTTGACTGACCCGTCCGAGTCCCTTACTCTAAAATCTCTCGTTGTGCCTATGACAACATTGCCGCCCTCCGCTAACCCACCCTCGTCCACATATTGCTCTCCGCGAATATAGTGGGACGTGGTGTCAAGAGGATCAAACGCCGTATTGTCAAAATAGACACCGACATTTAAAGGATTGTCAGATGAATAAAACGGCGTGTGTATTTCCGTTGCGTCAAGGGATATTCCAAATATTTTCGCGTTGATGTCAACACGACTATCAACTCCACAACCGAGAGTCTGTGTTATAACAGAGTTGGCGACGACCGTGGTGTCAATAAAAACAGGCAGAGTATCGACAGTACCAGAGCCTATAATAGCTTCGCCAGTCCCTCCCCCACCCGATGAGACGATTATCCAGGCGGTGCGGTCTGCACTATAGCTGTAAGTCGTGCCTAGGGCCGTTGTATACTGCTGATCTGGCGTCGGGCTTGGAGGAAATGGCATTGAGAACTCCTTTTAAATTCGATGTAAATATTTACAAGTTATTAACTTCCGTTATAAAATCGTCTATTAAATTAATTTTCGCTTGGTAATCTATTTTCATTCCGTTAAGTTCGTCAATTGATACCGGGACATGTGACAAAGCATTTGCCATTTCTTCGCCTGTGTCGGAATTAAATCTTTTGAACTGGATCTCCACGTTGTCGTTGACATCAACAAGCGTGGCCACGTTTTTTCCTTTGAGCTCATAATACGAAAAAATGTTTGACATTTCCATAATAATTCTCCTTTATCAAACTGGTCTAACCATTAAATTACCCCATTGTGCTGTCAAAGTTTTGCTGTTTGCGGTGGTGCATGCTACATAAATTTCTATATAATCATTTGTTGCCAATTCAACTATTGTTTGTAAATTCATACACGGTCTATGGCCCGTGCCTCCTATAATCTGCGTCCCTGTTTCACTTGACACTATTGTAGTTCCATTTTTAACCAACCTGGCCGCAAAAAATTCTGAAATAGTTGAAAATTGTAAACCCCCGAGCACAGCAGTTACAATAAAATTTTTTGTTGTTCCCGTGTAAGTCAATCGACCCGGACTCGCGTGTGTAAATCCTGATAAATAAGAACCCGCTGTAGTAATTCCTGCAAGTAAATAAAAAGTGCTTTGTGTCGTTAATGTCGTCGTGGCTGAACTGGATATATAACATTCGCCGTAAGAAGATATTTTATGAAATGTTTGAATAGGAACATAGGCGTCAAATATTTCCGTATCTGTACCTAGCAGTATAACATTCCCATCGCTGGACATTGCCATGGAAGTATTATAGTGTCCTAATGATTTTATCTGAAACCAGGAATTACCATAATTGGTGGAAGCATAAACATTTGAATTATATGAAGCCGCAGCCAAATATTTTCCATTTTTGGACATAGCAAAAGCTCGAATATCATAGCCAGGTTGAGCCACATGTGTCCATGTCTGGCCATAATTTTTTGATAACCACATACCATCAGCCGCTATTGCTTGTATTTGTCCGTTTGAGGACATTGCTGCCCGTATATTATAATCACCATTTGTAGTTTTCAAAGTCCAGGCATCCCCAAAATTATATGAGACATAGATTTTTCCATTATAAGTTCCAGCCGTTTGAATTTTTCCGTCGCTGGACATTGCAATACAATTCCAGGAACTTGTGTCTTTGGCTGTCCATGTTTTCCCATATGTATGCGACACATACATCACAGCTGACCCGAAATTACCTCTTCCGACAGC